CGCTCAGATATTCGTTGACAATGAAGTGCTCCGATTATGCGAACCGCTTACCCCATTACTTACCAGCATGTTGATAAAATCAGGAACTTTGGGAACTATACCCGGCAAAGGCGTTGTCAAATGGATTGCGCCTTATTCTCACAGGCAATATTACGCCGCGCGAGCTGTAGGGTCAAAAACAGGCCCCCTTCGTGGCCCGCATTGGTTTGATCGTATGAAAGCCACAAACGGTAAACAGATCCTTGCCGGCGCCGCTATTATTGCAGGCGGTAAAAAATGAGCATAATCAGCGGGATACAAACGTTTATAAAAACTTGTCCATCTCTTGAAAACGATAAGGTAATGATCGATCAATCAGGCCCGGATACTATTTCTTATGGAATTATCCCAATGCCCAATGGGTCAATCATTGTCAGTGAAAATATAGACGGTTCAAGTACACGTGAGTATGCGTTTGCCTTTCAAACGTCTGCTATGACCGGGGATGATGCCGAAAGACTCCTAAATAGCGAATTTCAAGAGACTTTTGCCGATTGGCTTGAGACTCAATCTCTTGCAGAAATTCTTCCAACCCTGGGAGCAAAACAAACAGCTACAAAAATTGAAGCAACTGACCGGGGCGCTTTATTCGCCCAGGGTGAATCAGGAACTGCTATCTACCAAATAACTTGTAAATTAACTTACGACCAAACGGCCTAAGGGCCAGAAAGAGGCAAAAAATGGTTGACACGATCAAAACATCACTTGTGCGGTATTTCTTGAATACAACTCCATCAAGTACAGCCACTTATGTACGCATGGGGTCGGGTGTGGCCAGCGCGAAACTAGATATGAACCCGGAGACCACAAAACAGACTGACATCACCGAAGATAATGCTCGTGTTTCGGTTGATAGTTATGCGCCCACTTTGCCGATCAAACAGATTGCGAAGAACGCTGATGCTATCTTTGAATTTATCGATGCATTACGTAAAGCTCGTGCCGTGAATGAGGATGCTGAAACAGACATCCTTGAAGTTGACGCTTACGAGACCGGCGGGCCAACTGCTTACCCCTGCCGTAAACAATACGTAAGCATTCAGATTACTTCATTTGGTGGTGACGGTGGTAAACCCGTTGAGATCGAATACACCGTGAATTACAACGGAGATCCAATTCCAGGAACTTTCAACGCTTCTACCAGTGCATTCACGCCTTCATAGGAGGTGATATGGTATCTACAATCAAACGAAGTCAAGAGCGTCATTTTCTAAACACGGGTACTTTAATCGCGCCCGTGTGGTCACTTATGGGGCCAGGTATAGCGTCTGCTAAAACAGACATGAACCCTGAAACAACCAAAGAGACGGATATTAGTGAGGATAATGCGCGCGTATCTGTAGACTCATATGCCCCCACATTACCAATCAAGCAAATTGCAAAACAGGGTGACGCGGTATTCGATTTTATCAACGCAATGCGTGTCTCGCGGGATATTCTGGATAATGCGCAAACAGAACTTGTCACCGTTCACACATATGAGGGATCAGCGCTTGGATTCTATTATTCCGAGAAGCAACTTGTTTCTATCCAAATAACCTCTTTTGGTGGGGACGGCGGGAAACCGGCAGAAATTGAGTACACAGTCAATTTTATTGGTGATCCTGTTTATGGTGGTTTCAATCCCACCCCGACCGCTGAATTTGTAGCAACGCCCGTGAACACGATTCTCACTACGTTGGTTATCGGCTCCGTGACTCTTACCCCATTATTCGCAACTGATAAATCTTGGTTGTGGTATGCGGGAAGTGTATCTAACGCCACTGACACGGTCACCATGACCTCCACTAAGTCAGGCGCAACGATTGTACAGAAAGTTGGCAATACGACCGTCTCACAGGCCGCTACAGCCGCGTTATCTGTTGGAGTAAATCACTTGACCATAACAGTAACTGTTGGTGCTGAAGTATCAGTTTATAACATTGACATTACTCGCGCCACTTCATAAATTGGAACCCGGCTCGCAAGGGTCGGGTTTTTGAAAGGTTTAATAATGGATTCTTTGAAACTTGTATCAGGAAAGATACGCCTTGCCATTGAAAACGACGAAGGCGAAGTAACCGGTGAGTTATCGTTCAATCCGCGCGATCAAGTTTTTGCCGAAAAATTCTATGAAGTTTATAAGAAGTTTTCAGAGAAACAAAAAGATTACGAATCGAGAGCTAAAGACCTTGACGAGTCGATGAAAGAAGTTGATGAAAACGGTATCCCGAAACGGCTTACCGATGGTCTTGCTTTTACCCGCGAAGTTTGCGAATTCATGTTTACTGAGATTGACGGATTATTTGGTAACGGGACAAGCAAGACGGTATTTGGCGAAGTCATTGATTATGAAATGATCGGTCAATTCTTTGAAATGATTACCCCTTACTTTGAAAAAGCGCGTTCAGAACGGATGCAGAAATATACCAATAAAAAACAATCGCGGGTGATGAAATAAACATCCTTATTGATTCTTTACCAAATGCCGTTGAAATAGACGGTAAAGTATATGCAATAAATACAGACTTTAGAAACTGTCTAAAAATAATTATTGCATTTGAGGATAAAGAATTATTACCATTTGAAAAACAAATAATACTTTTAGAGTTGCTTTATCCAGTAATACCAGAAAATGTACAAATTGCGTACGAAAAAGGAATAAAGTTTTTAGATGGAGGCAATGATGGCAAAGAAAAAGAAGAAGTGCAAGTAAGGCTTTATTCATTTGAAAAGGATGCTAATTTTATATACTCTGCATTCAAGCAAACACATAGTATCGATCTTGAGAATGTAGAATTGCACTGGTGGAAATTCCTTGCTTTATTCATGGATTTAGGCAGTGATACTGTATTTTGCAATTTGACCGGACTTCGTAAGAGAGTAAGTTCCGGAAAGGCAACCGATGATGAAGTAAGAGCCGCCCAGGAACTTGGCGATATTTTCACAATAGAAAGCGATGAGCGCACTCCAGAAATGATTGAGGCCGATGAAATATTTGACTGGGCTTTGGAAGGTGGTATTTAATGGCTGCCGGTTATGATGGTTCAATAAAATTTGATACGTCCATTGACAGTAAGGGATTTAATGCAGGAATAGCCAAACTTTCAAGTTCGATGAAGGGAGCTCTGAGCGCTATTACAAAGGGTATTGCAACCATTGGAGTAGTGGCTGCTGTGGTAGTGGTAGCTGTTGTGGCGATTATAGCGGCTGTTGTTTCGGCTGGTATTGCCATTTTCGCATGGGCGAAAGATTTTACCTATACACTCTACAAAACACTTGATCAAACTTCTGCATACCGAGACCAGGTAACTCTACTCAAAAACGCATTTGATACATTACAGGGATCGGTTACATCTTTGGGAACTACTCTTTTAACAGCCATTGCTCCAGCGATAATGGCCGTTATAAACTGGCTTGTAAAAGCGATTAACTGGGTATCTATGTTTATCGCAGCATTATCAGGTCAGAAAACGGTTATGCAATACGTCTCAGGATCAACAAATGAGGCGGCCAATAGAACCGATAGATTAGCAGAAAGCACAAAAAAAGCAGGGCAAGCCGCTAAAGGAGCGCTAGCTTCGTTCGATCAACTGAATGTTTTACAAATGGCAGATACAAGCTCAAGTGATTCTGGTAGCTCTGATTCAGGTGGAAACGTTGTTTTAAAGTCAGTACCAATAGACCCTGCCATTATGGAGGCGGCGAATAAGGTAAAAAAGTTTTTCTTAGAGGATTTGCCTAAATTCTTTAGTGATTCTTGGCAATGGATAGTAAAAATATGGAATATAGCATGGGGATGGTTTAAAACAAACGTCATTGATCCTATTTCTTCAGGATTTTCTTCGGCATGGAAGTGGATAAGCCAGACCGCATCAGATGCTTGGAACTGGATAAAAACTAACATTATTGACGCTTTAGTCAATCAATGGAATTACGCATGGTCAATGAATAAACAAATTATTGATACGGTTCTGAATTGGATAAAACAAACATGGTTGGGTTTATCTACGTGGTTCAAAACAAGCGTGATTGATCCCCTTGTTAATTTCTGGACTCCGGTATTTAATTTTATTGGAATTTTGGCTAACGATGCGTGGGTAGTTATTAAATTTATCTGGACAACGGTGGCTTTATGGTTTTATACAAATGTAATTCTCCCCATTGGCAGTTATTTCAAATGGGAGTGGGACACAATAAGTAGACTTGCAAAAGAGGCTTGGGATTTTATTGTTAACGTATGGACTATTGCGAGCGGTTGGTATAAGAAAAATATCATTGACCCGATAGTTAACTTATTTAAAATTGGGTTAGATTTTATTGGCAGTTATTTCAAATGGGA